ACAAAATATGAACATTGTAATTATTATTTTTATCATTTTATAAAAAATAATAATTTAAAATATGTGTTATAACGAATGTTATACCTTGTTTTCTTTAAGTTAAAAAATAAATATAATAAAAAACAACTTAAAGATTGGACCCCCTGTCTTTAAGTTGAAAAACAAATATATTAAAAAAGAACTTAAAGATTGGACCCATGTCTTTAAGTTAAAAAACAATTATAATGTTGGAGTTTTATAATATGTATTCAATACAATTAATGTTGCTTGGTAACATTTTTTGTGGTAATTCTTGTAATAAGTTAAGTCTTTATATGGTTGTGGAACACTTCCATATACAAAGAATTGATTATGTCTATATATAGACATATTTTTCCATCGTTTAATAGGTTCATATGGAACTCAATTATAACTCCAATCAATCATAATGTTCTCATTAAAATATTCCAAATTAATTTGAACCAATTTGTTATGTGCTAAATATAATCTAATTAATTTGTTTGGTAATTTCTTTGGTAAATGTGTTAAATTGTTTTGCTGAACATCCAAAACTTCAATTGTATTTGGCAAGTTTTCTGGTAACTCAATAAGTTTATTATTAAATAATGGTAATCTGGTTATTGGATTTCCGTCAATCCATTCAGGAATATCTGGCAGAATTTTTAATCCTTTGTTGCTTAAATCAAGTGTCATTATTATTATAGATGTTAATACTGTTGATATGTTTATATATTACACCTTTTCTCATTTAAAACGCCCATTTTATAGGCAAAAATAAAAATCTTCTACACCTTGAAATTTTTCGTGAATTAATTTTATAGAGTCTAAATATAATAAATCAGAGTTATAAAATCCCATATTTACTAATTCGTCATTATCTCTTATGTCTGGGTTAAAAAATCACAATTATTCGTTTTTGAAAAAGGCGTAAAGAATAATTTATATATAAATATATTATACACTTATGTCAGAAAATTTATTTGATTATTTAAATGACGCAGATTATAAATTTTTTAACGAATTATATAATTTTGAAAATAAAATTAATAAATTATTTAAACCTGATTATTTATTAGAAATTAAATTATCAAATTATAATGATAATAATACAATTATTATAAAAACTGACAAAATGCCCAAAGTTCAAGATTTACCACAAAGTATTCCTGAACTTATTAATAAATATGATATTATACAACATTATATTAACTGTTATACTGATGATTTTTATTTGCATTTTGACATAAAATTTATTTGTGAAGGTGGTGAGAAATTTTCACAATTCTATTCTATTAATGTATTTAAATTAAAAAATATGTTTTTATATAAATAAAAAAAATTGAAATAAAAAAACTATTTAAATAACAAATATATATATTTACAATGAATACATTAAATATGAATGAAAATAATCTGTTAAATTTAAATTCTATTAATAAACCAGTTTATTATTTAATATCACAAGATTTTTATGATTGTGAAGTATATGATATTTTAAATAAAAATGATTGTCTTTCAGGAATTCATAAAAAAACAGAAATAATAAAAATAGATACTGAAGATATTGATAATTTATTTGAAATTATAAAAGAAGAAGAAGAAAAACTTTATAAAATTATTCATATTATTAAACAACATAAGAATGTATTTAAAGTTGGTGATTTAATATATTTAGATTTTGGAATGATTTCCTTTTATACAAAAACAATAAATGGCGAAATAGATAAAATTGAAATTTTTCCAACAGGAATTATTGAAAAAGAAAAAATATTATTATATAATTCTCTTATTGATATAAAAATGACAGCATTATTAGATTTAATGAATGAGAATTATACAGAAAATGAAGATTATGAAAAAGTAAAAAATTGTATTAATTCTATATTATAAGTAAATAATATTTCTAAATTTTCAATAAACAAATAACATATATTATTTACATCACAATTTTTTCCGTATTCTCCTTTTTATCTTTTTACGCATATGTAAAACCACATAATCCACTTTTATATTTTATTTCATTCCATCCTACTGTGTAAATTTCTAATGGTTCGTTACCGCTAAGTGTAGGTTCTTCATCATTATTTAATATTCTTATTTTTACATTTGCCTTATCTAAAATGGACATATTAATACATCCTATTAAATTATCACTTATAAAATTTTCTTCAATATTAAATCCAAAATAACTTAAATTTTCTCCAATATCTTCTCCATAAATATTTATTAAGTTATTATCATAATCCAAACATTTTATAGTATCATTAAGAGTAATTAATATACTCATAATTTTATGTTTTGGAAATTTAATAATAATTCCCTGTGTTAAAAATTGAGGGTTAATTATACTTTCATAATCACAAAAATTGTATGGTTCATATACAGAACCAGTTAAATTAATTTTAAAGTCATAAATGCTTTTTATATTATAAGTTTTGTCCGTAGTTGCGACTTCTTTTCTTCTATCAACATCTAAAACATATGTATCTAATACCATATCTACTATCGTATATTCATCTAATCCTTTTATTGATACAGTAAAAGGCGAAAATTGTAATGCTATTAAAGGAATTTTATGTGTTAATAATACATCTTGTGGAAATCCAATAAAATAATTATCATAATGTTCACTTTCACAATTAGAAATTTTTGTTACATTATTATTATAATTCAATAAAAAAGAAAATGGTATTTTATAAGTAGTTCCATAATTAAATTCAATACTTAAATAAAGTTTTTTTAATTTAGGTATATCATAAACATTAGTAATAAATCCTTTTATTTTTAGTAAATCTCCTTGTTCACTAAATTTATCTTCTGTTTTATCAGATATTCTAACAACGGATGGAGTAATCACTTGTTTTTCAATATTCATATCCTGACATCCTTTTAACGAAAGTAATTGAATTTTGTGCAACATAATATATTTTATGTGTAATTATTCTTTAATATGATTTAAATTTAAATATATTAAATAGGTCAGGTAAAAAAAAGGATTTAGATTAACAGAACACGATAAAATGAATGCTAAAGGTCTTTTACAAGATTTAGAACGATATTTACAATCATGCAATAATTTATGTAATTAATTTTAATTTTAAATAAGGATTTTCTTTGATTTTTTTTACAAATAGTTCCATTTCTTCTATTGTTTCTGGTTTTACAAATTTAAATTGATGTTCTAAATTCATACAATCATTCATTAAATCATTCATATCATCAATCTCTTCAGGAAAATCACAAAAATTAATATTAAATAATACTCCACCATCGCGATTAAAATTAATATTATTAATAGTTTCATTAGGTAATATGTAGTCTTTTGAATTTTTAATTTGATTGTCCGTCAAACAACTAATGGTTAGTTCATAATTTTTATTTAAAATCATTGAATTGACTATATGTTTAAAATCACAATAATAATTTCTAATTTCATCAATATGATTTTTAGTAATCATATTACTATCACAAATCATTATTAATGAAATATAATGGGGTGCTGATTCATCCAAATTATCTAACGAAAATACCCTCAAGAAGAACTATTTATGAGTGGTTCTCATTTCACAACTTGTGAAAATGGGCGTTTTAAATGAGAAAAGGTGTAAAACTGTTTCAATTTTTTTTAAAAATATTATATTTTGCGTAAAACGATTTTTTTTACCAAAAGGTGCGGTTTTTACAAGTTCTAAAATCTTCAAGAGTATAAAAACAACTTAAAGAGACCCCTCCTACCATTGTTTTCTTCAAGAGTGTAAAATAAGCATAAAGAAAATTAAAAATAGTGATAAGTTTAACATTCGTCTTAGCAAACCGCTTAGTAAATCTATTTGTATAATGTAATTTATAATAAAAAACTTTATTAATAATACAATTATTTATGGTGTCATTTCATTTTAGATCTTCAAAAGTATAAAAACAACTTAAAAAGAATAGCTCATTTAAGTTAACTAATGCGTATAGCAATTCTAATTAAAATTGTATATTGTATGTATAATGAGACGCTTAGTTATGAAACGATAGATAAATTTATAGAACTAAATGATGATGATGAAAATATAGAAACAAAAATTATGAAAAAATATCCAACATTAAATATTATAGGTACATGTTATGATTGTGATATTGTAGTTGAACAAATTACTAAAGAAAAATATTTAATTGTTACCAACACTATATAACACCTAACAAGGTATAAAACAAATATATAAAAATTTAACTTAAAGATTAGACCCCCTGTCTTTAAGTTAAAAAACAATTATATTAAAAAACAACTTAAAGATTGGACCCCCTGTCTTTAAGTTAAAAAACAAATATATTAAAAAGACCCCGCGATTTAATCAGCTATTTTTGGAGCAATATAAAACATCACCTTGCTATCCTCTCCTAAATTATATTCAAGAGACATTGGATATTCACTACTTAACGATATTTTAATTGTTGAAGCCATTTTTAACGAACAACACATCTTATAAATATGATTTAAACTAAATGATATATTTAACTCTTCACCTTCATTAATCGCATATTCATTTAAATCATTAATAGGAATATTTACTTTTAGTTTTGCGGCATCACCGCTAGAATTCAATTCAACCTTTTCTTCATTACAAACAATATTTAAATCTTGTCCAAATGTATTAAGTTCAGATATAACTTCTATAAATTTTTTTGTATCAATTTCAAAGTCAACATTATATTCTACTTCAGGAATTTCTAATCCATCTTCATCCAAATCTATTAATTTAAGTTCAAAAAAATGGTCATATGAGCCTTTCTTATTAGAAATATCTTTATTATTTAAAAAATTCACATAAATTTTATCTGGTTCAATTTCATCATCAAATTTAATTTCAATGATATCGTGTTTTAATGCATAGTTCATTAAAACAGCAAAATATTGTGCATCTACTGTTACTTTGGCAGCATTTATACATTCATAATTAGAAAACCAATTGCTCTTTATATTAATATATGCCAAACATACATGTGATTTATCAATCGATTGAATATACAATTTATCTTTATCAAAACATATATTAATACAAGTGCTCCAATTTTTTAATAACTGGAAAATAGCAACAAATATATCTTGTTTTGATTTATTTTCTATTGTTAAACGCATTAATATATATATATTATTATGTTTAATATGTTTATTCACCTTTTTAATTTATTCACCTTTTTCATTATTTCTTTTGAACCAATTGTATCTTTGTTTGTGTCTCTTTATCAATAAACAAACTAACAATATTTAATATTTGTGAAAATACAAATGGAGCATTATAGATATAACATTTTGTTAGTTTATTTGTATATTTTTGCTTTAAAATAATAGAAATATTTTGTATAAATTCTTTGTGTTTGTCTATATCAGCCAATGTTAAATTTTTTAAATTTGCGTGTACATTAAAATTTGAATTTTCCAATAAAATTGTATCAATACAAGTAGTTATATGATTTAATATAACACAATATGTAACTTGTGTTGCAAAATATTTAACATATATATGATCTAAAATTATAGAATCATCCTTAATACTACATAATCCATTAAGAATATTACCCCAATTACTATTTTGTATATCTGAAATTATTTTCCCAGAAGTTTCAATATCCATATTTTTCTCAAAAAAATCTATTTTAGAGCTCATTTACATATCTATAGTATTGTCTTTACATTTTTTTAACTTATTAAATTATATATTTTGACCATTCATTTCATTTTCAATCATTTCCTTCAAGTTTGTTTCTATAATATCACCTGTGTCATTTTGCAACTCTGATATTTTTAATAAAGTACTATAATCAATGTCTGCATCCACCAATTGTTCAGTATCTAAAAGTGTCTCATCCATATTTTCAAAATTATTAGAAGATAATTCAAATATTTTTTGACTATTATTCATAGTTAAGTTTTGAAGCACATTTACTAATTCTTTTGTATCATCTATTTCTTTTTTCAAGTTTTCAACTTGGGTTTTCATATCTTTATTATCTTTAAGACTAGACCCCTTTGTTTGCAGTAGTGATTGTTTTAATATTTCAAATTGTTGTTTTAATAATGTCATCTCAGGTCCAGAAGCAGAAACAGAAGCAGAAGCAGAAACAGGTGTAGAAGATCGTTTTTCAAGCGATTCAAGTCTATTTATAATAGATTCAATCACGTGTTTATCAACTAAAACCATATTATTTTGTCCATCGTATGATATTCCTTGAGAAGGCGGTTCGTGTTCTAAAACTATTAATTTACTTTC